GAATAAAATATGGAAGAATTAACATCTTTAGTTCAATACGGAGTAGTAGGGATATGTATGGCTCTTATCTTTTTGATAGCATTTACTCTAAGGATTATCTTTAAATTTATGGGTAACCATATAGACCACAATACAAAGGCAACCCAAGACTTAGAAACAGCCATTACCCAACTGAAGGATTGGTTGATGATGGATCGTGACAAAAGGTCGCAGAATAATTAAATAAAAAAAAGAACATGCAAAAAGCATACTCATTTGACAAAGAGTCGTTAGTTAAAGCGGCGAAAGGAGCAGTATTCTCAGCTTTGGCAGTCGCAGGATTGTTTATCCTAAAGGCATTGGGCACAGTCGAATTTGACAATCAAATCCTTGCCTCTTTTATGGTTTGGATTATCCCTTTCGTGACCAATTCTATCTTAGAGTGGAGGAAGGGAGAACCTTGGTATGAGGAATAGGCATCCCGACATATTTTATTGGGATTCCTGCCCTCGTCGCAAAGTCTCTCTCTGTCTCCATACCCTTCGAGATTGTACTACCACACAGCCAAAGACATTTACATGCTGAGAGGAGATAAAGGTCATATTCAGTTATTTTAGAATCATCTCCTCCCATCAAACCAAACAGTGGGCTTGAATTGATGTGAGGGATCAAAGGTATATACCCTTGGGCGTAAGCAAGCTTGCCATATTGGCAGGCTTTTTTTATATTCTTTCTTATTCCTCTGCGTGTTTTAGCGCGGTAGGGATAAGCAATGTATACTAATTTTTTATTTCCCATATTTTTTGTATGCTTGTAACCATTCTATTAAATGTTTGCCGGGACACAAAGTAGCAGACACCTGTCTATGCATCAAGATTTCCAACCCGACCCTTCTATATTTATCTAATTCCTTTTCAAGAACTCTTAATTGTTCTCCCGTCGGCTCTCTCTCTTCAAAATTCCCCTGTAAGCAAATACCCACATAGTAACGATTGTAGTAATGAGGGATACCTCCTACCGCATGTGCACCCTCTTCTCCATCTCTCCTAGCAATATGTAGGGTTCCATCGAGGTCGATAACTTTATGGTACCCAACATAATATCCCAATGAACTTTTAGCTCCCCATATGTCTTTATGATGATTATTTACTTGGTCAAATGTCCAATCCCCAGCCGAATGATGAACAATCACTCCCTTAATCTTATACTTAGGATAAGTAACTTTCTGTCCTTTCATTATTTGTAACCTCAACTGAAGAATTTTAATCCGTAGAGTTATTCTCTGTATTAATAGTTGTAAAAAGTTTTTAGTCATAATTTTTAATAAGTAGTGGGGGCAGGGATAGATAAACTATATGCCCCCCGTTTTTGTCTTCATCGGACTACCGCTTATCTCCTTTTAAGCTTAATCCAGAACTTGATCTCCTTCACTAGGAAGTAGAGCATTACCCAGAAGATTGGGGTTCCTCTTGTATATAACAATCCGAGGATTATTACAACAAGGCGTCCAATTCCCATAAAGTCGATCGTAAAAGATCTGTCTCTTCCTTTTGGAGTTCCCTCCATAAGAGATGACAATACACCGTGGATGTCTCTTAACTTATGGAGTAATTCTTGATATCCCTTGATATCCTTCCCGATTTCCTTCTGAAGTTCCTCACCAATTCTCTTCATAGATATCACCTACATCTGGAGTTATATCTATAACCTCTTTTGTTAAGACGCTATAGACAATCTCTCCAACTCCTCTCCTGAGAATGACGAGGTTTCTACCTGCCACTCCGACGACCTTCCACCCCTTACTAATCAGGATTTTCAGTTTGGGTTTCAGTTTTGGGTCCATCATCCTCCTCCCTGTCTATGGCGAAGAACGTTAGAGCGTGTATCCGATAAATCTTGTGGATACATTTATCGCAGTATTCTCCGCAGATGTCTGGAATACGATAATAAACCCTTTCCAGTTCCTCTCCACACCGACAGCAGTAATGCTTCTCGCCTTTCTCTATCAACTTCAGTTGTGTTGCTAGATAGTCAGCGACATCTACTAGTGTCCGCAACTTCTTATCCATCATTCACCCCCTATATATATAGTAAGGGAGGTTGATTACCCTTACGATTTTCAACCCTAGCAACCGATGAAGCCTTAGGGCGCAAGGGTAGCAATACCACCCTCTAAGTCCTATAACCCCATAAACAGCTGGAAGGTTGAGCATGTCTTTCTCGCACCTAGTGCATTTCATCCGGCTCACCTCCTACGAAGAGATGTGGATATCATATTTCTCTGAAAACAGCTTTACTTTTGGAGAACCGAGCCTTCCCATCGGGTAGCCCTTTTCTTGAGCGTAGCTGTCATCGTACCGGAGATATGAGCCTGTGAGGATAAGATACTTCTTCCTCTCCACAACCATCTTCCTTTTCTTGTCAACCTTCTGGACAAGGATTGCCTCGTCAGCAAGCTCATGGACGTGGCCCATCGCGAGGATGTCTGCATCAAAGTTGTGGGCAATGTCAACCAATGCCTTTAGTTTGGTGTAAACATACCGAGAACCAGTCGAACCATGCAAGGAGTAAACTGTGTAACTCTGATTCCCCACATAGATGAGATTCCAACAGGCATATCCAAGGTATGGGACCTTTAGTATACGGGCCATTAGGCTCGTAACGTTGACGGAAGTCTCTTTAAGGATTCTCCCTTCGTGGTTTCCGGTAAGAAGGCCGATCAGCAGACCTGCGTCCGCCAAAGGCTCTAACATATCGGAGATAAAGTCCATCTGCTTCTGAGGGTTTAGGTTCTGCATGTACACAGAATCCCCAACTGAGTTGCGAAGCCCAGCTTCGATGTAGTCGCCCATACCAAGCATATAAACATGCTTTTTAAGGCAATAGTCAACCATTCGCTGAGCACGTTCGATGTCGCAACCTGGATGTCCGTAGTGGATATCCCCTAAGAACAGAATTTCTGCATACCCTTTCCCGTTTGGGTCGAGGTGCACGCGGTTTAGACGAATAGTCTTACCGCCCTGTCTGTCTTTACCAACATACTGTTCCAACATTTCATTCACCTCCTCTCTCTATTCAATTTGGAATGTGCTACTCTTCTTTTTGGTATTCCTTGATTTTAGCTTTATACTTCTCTATTATCTCCTCAAGTTCCCATGCTCTCCATCTCTTGGTTTGGTGTTTTAGTGTGTTCAATTCCCCTAGGACGTTCTTACCATGTACCCTGACTAGTCGCATAGCATACTCATCCATGTTGCCACCCTTAAACTTATTGCATTGAGGGCATTGGCAGTTTACATTCCTTTCATCATATCTGGTAGAGTTGAATTCCCTCTTGACATAGTGGCCTGCTTGCTGATACTTCCATTCCTTTACATCTCCACAAGTGAAGCAACGCCCTTTGTCCCTTATTCGGATAAAAATGCTGAACACATCGTCTGCATTCTTCTTAAGCTGTCCTATTGTTTTTTTCTTTATTATTTTTTTTACGCCATTTTTTGTCATATGCCTTCTGCCATTTTCTAAATATTGGGGATGTCCTCCATTTCCTCTTTTTACTTTTGGACTGCCTTTGAGGTTTATCTATGTCATTTCTGATTCGCACAGAATACTGAAGTTTGTTTCTTCTCTTCCTTTCTATTTGAGATAAACTCCAATAGGAGATGGTTGAGGGAGAGACACCGTATATTTCTCCGATTTTGGCTACCGTCCAACCTTCCTCTTTAAGAGCGGGGATTATATGGATCTGAGATTCTGTTAACTTACAGGATAGATTTTGTTCTCTTGTGTAACGTGGATAGTTCATATCTAAAAAAGTGATGGCTGTTTGATAAATGCTTCGGCCAGTGCCTTTGCGCACTCTTCACAATAACCCATTGAACGGCCTTTTTCTGTTCTCCAATAGATTCTCTCTCCTATTTTAACTTTGTGTGCTGTTTTGGGGCTATACCAACCATTACAGCAGGTTAACTCCCTAATAGCCAAATTGGATTTAAATCCTATTCTTTTCAGTGCTTTTGAAATTGCTTCTTGGGTATTTTTTTGCATTTTATGGTGTTTATAAATGTTAGAGGATTCTTATCCCCCCTAAATGCAAAGAAGATGGCAAGAGATTACATGAAGGTATCCTTTACCTTGCAATGTACTCCTCTTCTTTAGGGCCTGTCTTAATCAAGGTAACCATAACTTGCCTCCCTAGAATCTCTGCCGCCACTCTCTCCATATCTGAGATGTGCTTCATCGTTGAACTATGCAAATCTTCCCATTTATTTACTCCGAGGTTGTCAGGGTGATGCCAATCGGCAAAGGTGAAAACCATCTTGGTCGGTCCACATAAAGCGATGGATTTCCTAAAGTCACCCCAACTCCACTCAAAGATACGCTCAGTCCCTTTCTTACTACCATCAGATTGGGTTTGCATTTTTCCTTCCTTGGAGACACCCCTACCTAATCGCACTTCCATCTCCTCCCAGTCTATTTCTGCTCCACCGGTTGGACCACTCTTTCCAGGAACTCTCATTGGGTATGCTCTATAAATAGCATAAATGTCTCTCACGTCAGATAGTGTAGCCCCGACTTCGGCCAATACCCCTGCAGGGGTTACATCCTTGGCACAACAAAAGGGGTAGTATCCATGGTTAAGGGAGAGTAATGCTCCCTGAGATCCCTCGATCAGTCCATACTTGCCCATGTTTAGATCACTGCAGATTTTTTGAGGTAGAAAGTAGAAGGGTTGCCCCTGTAGCTCAGGACTCATACTTGCTGTGACAAATGTGCCGTCTCTTAACACTTTGTGTGTGGCCGCCTTCCCTGCTCCTTGCCCCGTAGTACCACCTCTCTTGCCACGGTTAGCATTTTGAGATTGCTTTTGATGCATAGGAAGGACAATCCCAGCATTCTTGTCAATAAAGATACGAGCAGGATTGATGCCCAGTGACTTTACCTCTTCCTTTAAGGATTTGACGGAAAAAAGATGTCCTGCCCCAAGATAGAGGTCCATATGAGGAGATACTCCTGCACAAGGGAGAATTCTTGATGTGTATTCGTTCCCTTCATAGAAAAACCTATGTTCTGCATTAAACCCTCCTACTCGGACAGAAAAGTTATATCTATTGTGAGTGGCTAACCATATGGCGATTGACCCCTTCCCTTCATCTCCATATTGGCCACCACAAACAATATCAATAGACCCACGTTTATTTTTCATTTTTCTTTTTTAATTTTAACTTCTTTGCTCTCCAAACCTTAACGTATGCTGAATTATACTCACGTCTAACATCATATTGGCATGACTTGCAGTATTTAACCTGCTTCCAATTCTGACAGCTTACCCATCGGGGTTTACCGCATCTTTTGCAGAAAATTCTATGCAATTTTCTTCCATTCTTATCTTTCATTTGTCTGTACTTCCAAATCCCGATTCTCCACGTTCTGTTTTTGGAAGCTCGTTTACTTCTTGAATTCCAGGGGTAAATATAGGAAAAATAACGAATTGGGCAAGGCGTACTCCTGCCTGGATCGTCACTTCTACATCTGTCATGTTGAAACACCTGGCCAATAATTCCCCCGTAAATCCGTTGTCGATCACACTGTATGGGATCAAGATGCCTTTGCTTAAAGCTCCACTACGGGGGACGATCGCCATCCAATATCCTTCAGGTATTTTAACCTTACACCCTGTTGGTACATCAATGGGGATCTGATTCCGGGGGGGAATGTAAGTGTCCTCTGACGCATAAAGATCAAACCCCACATCTCCTTCCTTCTTGGGCTTTGGCAGAGGGAAGACCTTTGCGTTGTTACTCCTTTGGATTAGTATCTTTTCCAATTCCATATACTTTTATCTCTTCTACAATTAATGGTTTGAAGCTACCAAAGACAATGTAAGTCCCATCATTTTTAGTTTCCTCCTTGCCGACCCATCTCATGTTGCCTCTTACAGTAATCGCTACCTCCCCATCTCTATGATGAACCTTCGTTAGGCTCTCATACTCATTGGGAGTGATTCCTACCTTCCCCGTAATATGGAGAACGTGGCTGTCTATTTTAATCATATTCTTGTCATTAATTTGTTTATTTTCTCTCGACCTTTGTATATCCGGGTTAGAACATCGGATAGGGGATACTCCCTACTCTCCCCCTTGCGATATCACAATAATGGGGGTTCTTCTCTATTCCAATGAATTTTCTTTTTAATTCCTTACATGCTACTGCCGTAGTCCCGCTCCCTAAGAAAGGGTCTAATACTGTATCCCCCTCGCTCGTGTAATAATATACTAATTCCCTGAAAAGCCCGATAGGTTTGGTAGTAGGATGCCCAAAAACTTTCTGCAGAATGGTCTTGTGTGTGAAAACGCTATATCCATATCTTTTTTTCTTATCTGCCGATGGCATCTTGACATTAGAGAATACCGCTATAAACTCGACCGAGTACCATAGGTTGTTATGCATAGCCCCAGTGAATTGCGACCCCGGAGGTTTGCTCCATACCATTAACCTATGGTATTTACGAGTGATTTCATTATTGCTGAACAGAAGGGGGAGGAGAGTTGCTGGGAGAGTCCATATAACAACCTCTCCCACTCTTAGGCATTCTATCATCCAACCTATCATCTCCTTAAGGGAGTTGCTGTCTTTCTCCCATTCTTTCACATGAGATGATGAGGAAATCCCATAGGGAGGGTCAGTAAGGATTAACTTCACCGATTGATTCGGCATACTCTCCATCACTTTTAAGCAATCCCCACAGATTATCTTATTGATGAAGTCGTTTGGATATCTTATCTTTTTCATTGTTTTTGAGTTAATCCTTTGGCGCGGGTCAGGATTTGCACCTGACATAACAATAATTAGGACTTTTTATTAAGGATTACGGTTGCCTTAATCAATAGTATATTGTCTTTCTTCTAAATCCGTAGCGTCTACCTATTCCGCCACCGCGCCATATTTACCTTGACCAGCACCAGTAACTACCCCACCAAGTTTCGGCAGTTCCCCAATGTCTAGTTCCGTCTGTTTTTAATAACCATTTGCCCACTAAATCATTACATACAGGGTCAAACACTGCCTCTATTCTGTCTTTGCTTACAGGTAGATAAACCTTTTGCCGACATCTTTCAGGGAAGTAAGCCCCCGCCTTGGACATTCTGTCAATCGTTTCATTCCACGTGTTAGGGATAATCTGCCACAATCCCATACCTCCGGCACAACCGAATTCCATGTTACAGGATTTAGGATCTCCGTTCCCCTCACAAGCAGGGATTCTTTCTTCTAAGTGATTACTACTCAGGGTTGCCAATGTTGGATATATTCTTTGGAAGGGTAAGGACTCCCACCATACGACCGAACTGTCGGAGCGGTTTGGTAGTTTACATTCTTCTGTCCTACACTCCTCTGGTACTATTGATTCTACCGCACTACATACGAGTCCTATCGTTAACCATAAGAGAATGTAAATAACACAACCTATGATCACTGCCGCCACTAAAACTTTCCACCAAGTTGGATACTCATTTTTCATATATTCTTTATATTAATTATTTTACTAAAAGGTTAATTATTAGCTGATATGGGGGTAGGAGTCGCCTGCTCCCCTCAAGGCGGAGTCGAACCGCTGATTTATCGGGTATATGCATCTACCCGTCAGCCAGTGCCCCAGCTGATTATTTCCCCCGTATCAGATAACAATTATTTTGCTAAAAAGTTAATAAGGAATTGCTTGGTTTCGTTTGACTGGTTGTCTAAAGAGTTGTCTTTTAAGTTAATGATTTATCTTTAATATTTATCTCCTCCTCCAACCCTCAACTCTTTCAGTGTCAACGTGAAGCTGACATTTGGGGTTAGTACACACCCGTATCTTTACTTGAAACCTTGTCTTGCCTTCATCATCTATTCTGAATAGAGTAATCATCCTTTGCTTGCAAGAAGGGCAACGAATATTTTTTATTTCTCCTGTTGTCATTTTGTTCTCCATCCCCACCCCCCTGCCGTGGCGTATTGCTCACAGGCCAACAACTATTTGATGTTAGAAACAAGCAATGTCTCGAACAGGGGAGTAGGGTAAAGTTTATACTTCCATATTTGATGTTCCTTCATCTTCAGGGATATCAGGGACACCAGTTTCTCCCTCCTCTACGGAAGGGGTTGTGTCATCTCCCTTGTCGTCTTTAAAGACATCAAAATCACTATAGGAGTATGCTGATGACTTACTTTTGATCTTACCTTTATAAACCACTTTTACCTTTTCTCCTTTTTCTAGACTTTTGAACCTATTGTCTAAAAGTTTATTCCCCCATATTGCCGCTACTTTTCCATCTTCTGTCTTAAAGTCATAAAGATTAGCGTTGTTTGGACCAACGTTGTTCTCTACACTTACGAATATACCGACAAACTCAGGGTTCTCTTCAAAATTCCATGCCGGGGATATATCAATTTTTTTCCATACCATAGTTTTATTGTATTGGTTTATTCTACGACCTTTACACTATGCTGTCAATTAATTTTTCAATTCCATCCCATGCTCTTTTAACTTTAGGATAGAAGTTAAGCATGTCTGCTGTTGTTCTTTGTGTGTGAAAAGTAAACACCCTGCCTGTCAAATGAATAGAGCCGTCTGTATCTTCATATGTTTCCATCCAATGTAGTAGTATCCTTATCTTCGCTATGGGTACTTTGTATTTCAGGTGGACTAAGATGGCATAGAAGTCAAGCTGTTCACTCTTATCTACCTTTGTCTGTGTCCAAGGTACTGTGCCTGTCTTATACTCATCTATTGTTATAATCCTCTTTCTTTGCGTAAAACCATCAAGTCTTCCAAAGATAGGAACACCACTAAAGTCAACCTTTATCTCCTTTTCTCTCTTGTCCACTAGTGGGAGTGAAGCAAGTATCCTTTTCAAGTTTTCTGTATCTATCATCTCCCCCGTCTCCAACGCTGCTGCTACTCTAGACCCAAAGTCCAAATACTTGCTATTTATTCTCATACCATCGATGTAAACTTTCTTGTATTGGGCTGGACTCTTTGAAAAAAGAATATATTGCGAGTATGAAATGTATGGTTTTATCCTCATTTCTTTACCTTCGATATTGTCTTCTCCTGTTCCTCTATTTTTCGTTTAATAACATTCTGCTGCGCAGGAGTATATCCTTCTGTACTCTTCCTCACCCATGCCTTGTACTTTTGGATTGTCTTTTGTGTTCTAATCTTTTCTATCCTTTTGCATATCTCCTCAACAGACAGAAGGTCTGCAGATTTTTTCTTCTCCTGTTTCCCATTTGCCTCAGGGTCGTCTCCCTTAAAAGATAGCCCGAACAGCTTCATAAGGAAATACTTGGTCGCCCCTGTGTATGCTTTGTATCCACCCTTGTCTTGCTTGTCTAATCCCCATCCTAACCAACGTTTTGTCATGCTCTCCCCCGAATCGGTATCTACCACCTTAAAGAACATCTCTACTTTAGTAATAGCTTCTTCTTTTCTGCTTTTGATCACTTCCGGGATCAATATGAGACCGTATTTGTTCATCAATTCTCCTATGGGATCTAAGACATCTTGCTCGGTTGAGTACTCATAGTTGTTGAGAGTATTCTTCCCTGACCTCTTTAAGGCACTGGCCTCCCTTCTAATCGCTAAAATCTTTTTGTTTAGTTCGTTGTTCATGTACTTACTATTATGGTTTCTTCATAAATCTCTGCTCCTGCGACCTTTGCTCCCTTAAGCAGGGCAGATTTTATCTTAACCTCATTCGGAATCAAATACTCTAATGGTAGCTTAGATTTATCTGTTATTCTAAGCTTTTGAATTTTCCTCTTCCTGACTTGGTCTATCTTTTGATTGATGATGTCTAATCCCTTGGTGGCTTTATCGAGAGGTTGGCCATTCTTCATCCGTTCCTCTGCTTGCTTCTCTCTCTTTACTTTTTCTACTTCTAATCTTTCATTATATGCCAGAATTTGACTTTTAAGATGACCCTCTACTGCGTCTATCCTGTGTTCCACTTGGACAAATAAACTTCTTATATTCTTTAGCGCCTCATACAGGGGGAGGATAATAGACATTTTCTTCTTTTTAATGTCCTTGCTTATCTCTTTTACCCTTATTAGGTCCTTCCTTGCCTGTATATGAGTGGGGAATGATTCAACCCTAGTTACTGACAGGGATTCGATGTCCTTGACTCTCTGTTGTGCGGATTCGATCGCTTTTGCTGTGTCAATTTTAATTGTTTTCTCCATAGGTTTATCTTTAAGGCGGGGAGGGATTAAGTTACCCCTAACCCTCCCCCGTCTGTAACTTAATTTTAAAACTCATCAAGGATAATGTCTCCTTTGCCTACATTACACTCCTTGCAAGATGTAATATAATTTTCGGGATTGCCCTTGCCACCTTTGCTTTTTGGAAACCTGTGGTCTATCTCTAGAATGACATTCGGTGCTTTTCTCCCACAATACTGACAAGTAAATTTGTCTCTTTGGAATATTATAAAACGTAACCTTAACCTTCTGTCTCTATCTCGTTGTCTTTTCTTTTCTTTCTGTTTTTCTTTCTGTTCTGGGTGTTCTCTGTAGTATTCTTTTTGTTGTATTAATCTATCCTCTCTATTCTCATGATAATTATCTCTATTCGCTTTTCTTTGTTTCTCTTTATTTATGGGATTCTTGCCCCATTTATTCCAATATGCTCTATGCTGTTTTTTCATTTTCTCTCTGTGTTCTCTCCAATACCTCTGATGATATTCTCTATCTGTTTCATTTTTGTAGCTCATACAACTCTGCAATTAATTTTTATTCTTCTTCTTGGTCTGCAAGGATTTCTCCTTGTATGTGATCGTCGGCAAGTTCTTCTGTTTCTCTTCCTGCTTCTTTATCTGCCTCTTCTTTCTGCTTTGCGATTTGTTCTATCGTTGTTATAGCCATATTACATCTATTTTAATGTTTTTAATGCTTTTGCCACTGATGACTGGCCAGTGCTTGTCTAATGCCCGTTTTACTGCTACAGACATCTTACTCGCTGATTCTGTATATTTCTTCTCAACAGGGTAGGGTATCATCGTCTTGACTACTATAAGGTATGTTTTCATGGTAATTTTACAGGCAATGAACTAGGAGTTCTCGCACAATCATCTAATAGTTCTAGCATTAGGTGAAAGATTTTTTGATTGTTTTTCCCTACAAGAGTTAAACCCCGTAGTACCTTGTCCACTGCTCCCAATAACTCTTCTGATTCTTTATGGTTATCATTTGTCATTACTGTAATCGTAACTCCTCCCACCAAATCTTCACTTCTCATGTCTTGGTATAGTGTATATCTTTTGATCATTACTTTGTGTAGTTTTATTTGTTTTTTCTCGACCTTTATTTTATTCTACCCAGAACTCTTTGAAACAATGTAGGCAATAGTGCCATTCTCTACCCCAATACTCACGATAGGAGATTTGTTTACAGTGAGGACATTCTATAAAAATGTTGTGCCAACCTGTCTTAGTAACCATGTGTTTTATTATCTTCCCCTGCAGTTCTTCTGGCCATTCATTCATTACTCTTTGGTTTTCTTCATCCATTGTATTCCCATTGTATCATGTCCTTCAGAATTTGTCAAGTATCTTTAGCTAGTGATAATAACAGAGGCTACTCAAGGAACATGCGCCCATACTGCCTCCTTAAATCTAGCGCTTTATGTACCAATGCATCTATCTCTTTTTTTAATGTCTTTTGGTGTTTACGTTTTTGGGCCACAAACTTTATTGAGTTTTTCTGTATAAGTTCTTTACGTTTAGGGTCTGCGTAGTATCGGCATGTGCTTATGGAGCGCTTAACCTCGTCTGAAACCTCCTGCCAAGTTTTGTCTTTTTTAAGTGCCACTACTCTTTGGTGTAATTTTTCATATGGTGATTTTTTGCTTTTCATATTTTTGTTTAATGGTATATTTTAATTATAACATGTGGTGTAAACCTTTGTCAAGTGTCAAGTATTCTCCCACACTTTTAGCTTATCACATCTTAGAGAGTTTGTCAATATTCAACGACACAGGAACTGTTATTGTATGCTCTCCCCTATCTTGACAGCACTTTTAGGATAGAGTATACTAAGAGTATGGAGGAAAAACCAAACAAAATTGAAGCATACTGCCTTCGGTGTAAGAAGAAACAGATAATGAAAAACCCGAAGAAAGACAAATTCGCCAATGGGACGAACGTCTTGAAAGGAACATGCTCTGTCTGTGGCATGAAGTTATTTAAAATTGTATCCAAGAAGGAGGCTTAATAGGCCTCTTTTGCTTTATTAAGATTAGTAGGTCTTTCATGGGGTGGGGTGACTAATCGCCTCCCTCCATAGGTTTGACACGCCTCGCCTCATGAAAGGTCTTGTTGTCCTTATGGAGAAACAATTAACCCTATTTAAAGTCAGAGACCTTAGGGAAAAGACGCAATACAAGATTGACGATATTTACCTAGACAAATATGCAAGAGTTTGTGGGATGATGGCGACAGTAGTATACAACTCTTTGTGTAGGCATGCGGAATTCCACAGTCAGATAGCTTTTCCGTCGCAAGAGCTGATAGCATACCAGCATGGAATCTCAGTTAGTTCAGTAAAGAGAGCAATCAGGAAATTAGTATCATATAGGATAATAGCAGTTGGGCAGGAGAGGAGCAAGGGCAAGTTTAATCGGAACGTTTATACTCTTTTAGATAAAGATTCTTGGAAACCTCCAAAGCCAGTCCCAAAGTTTACCATGGGTCACCCAAGATCCACGGTAGAACCGGGGGTCACGGAACCGGGGGTCACGGGTGAACCACTAAGGAAAACAAAGAAAAATAAGGAGAACAAAGAAAAGATTTCTTTTTCAAAGAAAGGAACAGAAGTCCTCTCTCAAAACAGGGAGAATAAAGAAAGAGGGGGGAAACCCTCCCCAGCCGAGGAGATGAGATTATTCTTAGAGGGAAAAGATTTTGCTCTTAAAGTGGCTGAGCTTATTTCCCGTGAATCCCGAATACCTTTGGAGAGGGTGGTTAGTGAATTAAACAACTTTAAGGGCTACTGGACTGAGAGGAATAAGAGTGGAACAAAGCAACGTTGGGAAATAGAAAGAACGTTTGAACTTAAAAGGCGACTTGGCACGTGGTTTAGGAATTTAGAAAAATTTGACACAAGTAAAAAGAAGAACATAATAGTATGAGGTATCAAGTAATCATGAGTAATCTTAAAACAGGAATTTGCGTCCGTGAAGACGAACTGGAAAAGGTAATCCTAGGGATTAACACAAAAAGCGTTATCATAGTTAGAGAAGGTGTCATTAATCCCAGCTTTTTAGTAGCGATTATTCCTGATTATGAGAGAGCTAAAATCGTCGGCCAAGGGATTGAAGAACCAAGCCCATTCGCCAAGCTAATTTCCGGTAAAATGGGAATGCTTTCAGCGCCAGAAAGGTCAAAAGCACAAGAAGAAGGTTCAAGAGATGAACGAAAGTTAAAAAGAGGACAACATTATGCCAAAAAATAAAAGAGAGAGAAAAGTTTTAGTATTTATTGGGGAGTGGTGGTGTCCTAAATGTCATCGAAGGTTGACAGATTTAAGAGTAAACCACACATCTGTCGGGAATTTCTGCGCTATGTGTGGTACTGAAGTAGAAAAATACGACGAGAAAAAAGCATTAAAATTATGATTATAACATTTAAACAAGCAATGGAAAGTTTAGGGGATAGAATGCAAAAACAAATGGCAGAAACTTTCTGGAGCATTGAAAGGATTAGGCCGATGAATAAAAAGCAGTTAGAAACTTTTCAAGGCAAGGGGGCTAAGAAAAAGCTAGTATTACAGAAACTGCTTGCAGAGTATGAAGAGAGACAGGATAATCTAAGAGTAATTAAGAATATACTAACTGGATTAAAATAAATGGCAATGGATACTATCCAAAGAGAGATGGGGCAAGCGATCAGGAGAAAGATGGACACTTTAACCTTTTGGCAGAGGACCAAAATAGTACTATTTATTATTTTTAGAAGAATACAAAGAAAATTTTTAAAAACAACAGGGCTATGAAAGTTACCACCAAGCCAAAGAAACAAGTTGAAATATTACAAAAAAGGATAGCCAAAGAAAAGGTAGCTTTTGTTAATGCTTATAGAAAACAATGGACTGTTACGGGGGCGGCCAGGGAGATTGAGAAGAGTAGGGTTCAATGCTCTCGTTGGCTTAAAAATGATGAGGAATTCAGGGAGGAGGTGAATGTTGTTAAGAGAGAACATATTGACCATGCGGTAAGTGAATTGGTTAAATTATTACAGGCAGGGAATCTTGGTGCTATTATTTACTTCTTAAAGTGCCAAAGTGATGAGTGGAGACCAGCAGAGAAGAGGGAAATCTCAGGAGAAATAAAGAGTGGAATCGTTCAGAGAATGCTTACTCCTAGGGAAAAGAAAGAGGCAGCGACAATTAATAAAATTATATCTGATTATGAACGAGGAGGAAAGAAAAAGAAAAAGCATCCTGTATTGGATAAAGAAAGACAAGATAAAGAATGAAAAGGGTGATCCGATAGAATTTAAGCAACATGGATTCCTATTAGAACCTTATGCAGATGAAAGCAAAGAAATTGTGTTAATGAAGGGGGCGCAGGAAGGAGTATCCACACTTGCCATTAACAGAGAGATTCACGACGCAAAGTATCTAGGAATAAATCAGATTCATACCTTGCCCAGTGAAAGTGATGTTTGGGAGTTTGTCCCAACCAAAGTGGACAAGATTTTGGCAGAGAATGAGATAAATCTGGACAAGGATAGTATGGGGATTAAGGGAATAGGCAAGTCGTTTATTTATTACAAAGGAACCTTTACAGATAAAGCGCCAATCATGATTTCGAGTGACAGGAATGTCTATGATGAAGTTGACAAAAGCAAGGCATCGGTTATACAGGATTATTCGTCACGGATGGGATACTCACAGCTTGGACAGAAGATTTATTTAAGCACACCGACTATCCCTGACGCGGGAATAGATAGTTTTTACCAGAGATCAGACCAAAAGCATTGGAGATTCACTTGTCCTTATTGTGGACACAGACAGCATATGGAATGGGAGGAGAATGTGGATTTTGACAGAGAAATTTACATGTGTAAACATTGCTTTAAACCTCTGTCATCTGAAACGATCATGGGCGGGGAGTGGGAAGCAAGATTCCCCGAGAGGAAGATATCAGGGTATTGGATGCCACAAATGATTTGTACATGGAGAACGGCAGCAGATTTGATTGGGGAATTTAGGGATGCAGAAGATGAACAATACTTTTTCAATTTTGTCTTAGGAGTTCCTTACCTTAATCCAGAATCCCAGATACCCGCGAGTTTAATCAATAAGAATCTAATCGGTCCTGGCAATGATGGAATGGGGTGTTCTATCGGGGTAGATGTCCAGCTTAGAGAGCTTTATGTGATACTTGGGAATAACAAGGGGATTTTTGGGATTACCGCATTAGAGGATAGAGGGAATAAGACAAAGTGGGATAGGTTGGGGGAGTTGATAGAGGTTTATGAATCAAGATTTGTGGTGATTGATGCTCATTATGACACTAACTCAGTTTTGGAATTTGCCAAGAGATACCCTAACAAAGTTTACATGAACTGGTATCAGGAAGACTCTAAGAAGTTAAAGATAGTAAGGTTCGGGGATGAGGGGAAATTTACAGACAAGACCAAAACATTTGAAGAGGAGATTAAGGTACTGACAGACAGGAATAGGATAATAGATAGTCTGATTGATGATTTAAGGAGGGGGGTCAAGATAAAGTTCAATTTTTTAAAAGGAGATGATAGGATTAAAGAGTTAATTAAACATCTCAAGCGGCTCTATTCCAGGACAGTAACAGACAAGGTGGGGTTGGTTAAAAGAGAGTGGGCAAGCTTGGGGCAAGACGATTTTTTACACGCTTTGGTCTATTGGAAAATAGCCAATGACAAGAGAAAGAGATTTGAAGGATAAATTTATTTACAAAAAGATTATGTCAGACGATAAAAGAGAAACAGTGGAATATCATCCTTCTCCGGAGGACACAAAGGAGATAGACAAGTGGAAGAAGCGGTTTAAGAAAGCAGACGACTTCCGCACTCCATATCAAGAGAAGTGGTTAAGGATGCACTATCTCTATCGTGCTTACAGAGAGAAGTCAAATTATGCTTATAATACCAATCTGATGCCACCTATTGCTTTTGAGATTGTAGAGACAGTAAAACCAAGATTAGTTGCATCTAAAATAAACGTTCGGATTCTCCCTCGATTCAAAAAGGGGGTAAAGTCCAAGTCATTGGAAGCTTGGGATGATTTAGTCAAATACGATCTAGACATGATGGGTTTTACGAATTTAAAGAAAGAGTGGGTTAACTCAGCATTAATCTTCGGAGATGGAGTTCTCCAATTGTCTTGGCAACCGGGAGAGGAGGGAGAGGGGGAGCCATTCCTTAGCCTTCAAGATTTGTGGTTATTCTATCCTGACCCCGAGGCGACTGACCTCCAAAAAGACAGTAAGTGGGAGATCACTCAATCATTCAAGACTATAGAACGGATAGAAAAGGAGGAGAAGGAGAGGGAGAAGTTATTCTTGGGTAAGAAGAAAAAGAAGACCGAGAAGACCGAGAAGACCGAGGAGGGGGATGAGGAAGGAGAGAAGAAAGAGAAGAAAGAGAAGGGAGAGAATGAGGAAGTGTTAGGGAGTATCTATGAAAATTTAGAGTGTGTTGAGAATGAAAGTCATGAAGATCCACGTAAAGAGAGGTATGAGATTAATACCAAAAAGATGGGCCAAATCACTGGGACCAGCGTGACTAAGGAAGAGGGAGAGAAGACCGAGGATAAAGATAAGGACAAGAAGGTGGAGTTATTGCAGATTTGGGATCATGAGGAAGACAAGATCATAGTAATAGCTAACAGAAAAGTAAAAATTAGGGAGGTGGATAACCCATATAAAGAGGTAAACGATGGCAGGATGTTCATCTGCCTTTCTGACCATGAAGTGCTATGGGAGTTATGGTCAATCGGACACATTGAACCAGTAGAGACTACCATTCATGAGTTGGCAGATTCCAGGAATCAGGCTATGGATGACATAGTATTCAATCTTGACCCTGTGAAGAAAGTTAGGAAGGGTGCGCATCTAACTGCTGATGACATTGTGAATAAGCCAGGGGCAGTTTGGGAAATGGAGAGAGCAGACGATGTGGTAACTGAGAGGCCTACTGCTATGACTGGGGATTGGGAAAAGAAAGATGCACTCCTTAAAAGAGAGATTCAAGAGACATTAGCAATTTCAGAGTATGCGATGGGAATGCCAAAATCTAAGCAGGAGGCGAAGAGCAAGGTTGAACTATTGCTGATGCAGAGCAATATCCGGTTTAGCTTAATAGTCCAACAGTTTGAGATTTCTATGTCTCGATTAGTGAATAACTTGATCGGACTTAATGAGGAATTTTTGACTGAAGATAAGACATATCGGTTAGTGGGGGATGAAATAGAGTTCAAGGATTTTAAGATGGAAGATAGGGCGGTAGAGGTGGATGCAAAGATAGAGATTGAACCCAAAGTGGAAAGAACCCCACGACAGAGGCAGGAGGACATAATGATACTTTATAAAACATTTGTGGGAGAGGATAAGCCTGACGAGAATAACGTTGAGGCAGTCCAGCAATGGATGACCAAGAAGAGAACTTTGCAGAAAATGATTTTAGAGGAATTCGGTAAGGAACAATATGAGGACTTGATACTTGGGGAAGAGGAGAAGGTTCAGGTAGAGAAAGTTCAGCCTGCTCCGGTTCAAGCACCTATTAAAGCCCCTGTACAGGAGATGAAGCAGAGGATTCCTTTATTAAAGAGACTTATGGGATAAAGGTCGCAAATTATTTAACATCACAAAAAAATGCCTCAATTAATGAAGAACAATTTTTCAAAAGCAGTCAGCATTGAAATCCAGACAATTCCTTCTACGGGATCTTTGGATGGAGACGCTGTCGATACCAAAGTCGCAGAGAGTGAGACCTTTGATACAGCTTTGGCTTTAATAGAAATCGGGAATATTACGGGTGCCCCATCTTCGGTAAAGGTAAAGATCGAAGAAGATGATGATTCTGGTTTTGGTACAGCTACTGTAGCAGATGGAGGAGCCGAGATAACAGTAGTCCAAGACCACAGTTATACCGAGGAGATTAAAAGGACTAAAAGGTATCTCAGAATGGTAGTAACTACGACTGCGGGGACAACTCCAACAGTGGAGTGCTTTGGTGCTTTCATTCTATGGAATGCCCAAAAGCCATTCCCAAGATTAAGTGCAGACGATATAGACAATAGTTAAGCGTTTAAAATTATGTCTAAAGAAAAACAATCAAAAGGGAACATTGTCTTAGCTAAATTTAAGAAAGATCAGTCTAGAGAGAATAAGAATAGAAAGTGGGATAAGGTCTCAAGTGCTGTAAGTGCGGCTAGGGACGCTTATGTAGGGAGATTTGAACAAAGAGAAGGAGAGAAAACTGTGGGCTTTGACAAGGCATTAGGAGATTTGGTAGAGGTTCTCCAAAAGATCCAAGCAGGACAGTTGAATTTGGGTGGGCTTGAGACGGAAAAGATAGAAATTGAAGATACAATGGAAGCATGAGGGATTATGAAGAACAATTATCTCAGGGGAGAATGATAAAGGAGATGGTGGCAACTGAGGGTTGGCAGATTTTGGAGAAGAAAATCAGGCAGGAGATTAAGGACGAGAATGAAGAGATTAGAAAATTCTCGATAGAGAAGAGAATGCTTCAAGAAATAGCAGCAGAGTATTTAGAACATCGGTCAAACCTTAATGCTTATGAGAAGGTTTTAGGGTTTGTTCAAGAGTTTTTAACAGCCAAAACAATAGCAGAAGATAAATTAAGATAAAATTATGCCCTACGGAGTAAAAGGTAAAACTAAAGAGTGGGAACAAAAGACTAAGGTTGGGCAGAAAGTAGATGCTCAGATAGAAAAGTGTGTCAATGGTATGATGGCTGATCCCAAGTTTAAACCTCAAAAGGGGAGAACGAAAAAGGAGGCAGCCATAGCTATCTGTAAATCAAGCATTACAAAGTCAAAAGAGTTTAGAACACAGTTAGATTAAAAGGTCGTTTACTAAACATAAAACAACAAATCATCATGTCGGAGAACACAGACGAACTCAAATCCCAACTTGATACTCCTGAGGAACCGGATGAGGACCCTGAAGAAGAACCTGAGGAAGAACCTGGAGCAATAGAAGAGCCGGAGACCGAGGAGATAGAGGAGGGGGGCGAAAAATTCAAAATGCCCGACAAGTTTAAGGATAAAAGTCCAGAGGATATAGCAAAGTCTTACACTGAATTAGAAAAGCTAAAGAGCAAGGATACAGAGAAGATTAAAAAGTATGAGAAAGATGCTAAAGCTTTAGAGGAAAAGAAATCAAAGGAAAAGGAAGACAAAGCAGAGAAGGATAAAAAGGAGGAAGATAAAAAAGAGGAAGAGAAAAAGGACAAAGAAATTGATTTTGAAAAGATGACCCCGAAGAAGTTTGCAGGATGGGTGGACAAAAGGATAGATGAGAAAGCAGAGGAGAAGGCGAAGAATGTATCAAAGGGAGTAGCAGAGAAGGTGGTAGCGGACAGTGCGAAAGTCAGGATTGAGGTAACAAAGGATATAGAGGAAGCTAGGAAAAACCATCCACTTCTTAAAGACAAAACAGACGTGGGTAAAGCCTATCGGAGTTTAGTTCTTGCAATCATAGAATCGGCAAGTTCCAAGGGGAAAAAGATAGAATTAAAAGAGGCATGTACGCAGGTTGATGCCTTCAAGGGAGAAGGAAAGAGTGAAGATACGGAAGAGGCAAGGCTTAAGAATGCCCAAGCGCAAGTAGAAACAGGAGCTGCACCAGGAGGAGGTAAGGGAAAGGGTACAGAAGAGCAAAAAATGAAGGAAAAAATGTTAAGAGGTTCAGTAGGCCTATTAGGCGGATTATAATAATATCAAATTGGGGGAGGAAGCACCCCCGACCGAGAGTCCGAAAGGGTAACTCCCGATAATCCAAATCGCCCTGGGAAGAATAGTCGAGCTTCTCACATAATCAATGTAATTGACAAAAATTATGCCTGCAACAGGAACAAGAGGAACAGGATCAATCGTGGCTGGGATGAGAGAGTATGACATGTCAGATGTTATTGGTTTACTCGATGTGAATCGATATCCACTTCTGGCGATCCTAACCAATGCAGGGAAAGATCTTGTATCCAAGAAAGGAAAAGCAATGAAGAAAAAGGAGGCTACTGACCCAGAATTCAGATGGTATGAGGATACCTTTGGATTAAGGGTAGACACGATTGATGGTGGACAAGGTTCAACCGACCCGGACGCTACTCCCGCTATTACAGTGCCCCATCAGGAGTACTTTCAGGTAGGAGATATCGTCCTTATCCCCGAAGCTTATGCGGGGGAGAGTTGGAGATTCTCAGTCACGTCACTCGCAGGAGCCTCAGGTTCAGGAGCAATAGAGATGAGTGATGAGCTGGATGGAAAGACCACAGATAGAGATATTTCCAGTAAGCCTATTTGGATTATCGGTAACTCCAATGAAGAGGGGGTTGGGTTAAGGACCATTAAAGGGACTACTCCAGTTGTAAAGACTGGATATTGTCAGATTTTCAGGACTCCATTCGGGATTACTGAGACTGCCAAGAATACCCAGACCTTGATCAAGGAGAATGACCTTGATTATCAGAGGAGAAAGAAAGGGATCGAACATGTGGTTGATATCGAAAGAGCTTTTATCTTTGGCGTCTCAAGCGCTGACACTGGAAGGGGGACATCACACCCAGTCAGGTTAACGGATGGTGTTTTGCACAAGATTACCGTCTACGCAACTGCCAACGTTGACACTGAAGCTGAGTTTGAGACTTGGCTTGAGAGTGCCTTTGCTTATGGAAATGTCGAAAAGTATCTTTTTGCTTCAGCATCTGTTATTTCAATGATTAACGGCTGGGCTAAGGGAAAGCTTGAAGTTTTGGCAAAAGACAAGACTTATGGATTGACCATTACCAGATACGAATCTCCTCATGGCACAGTAAATCTTATAAAGCATCCCTTATTAACAGGGACTCCTTATGGGAATTACGGCCTTATGCTTGACATGGAATGCTTGACTTATCGGTATCTATCTAATAGAGATACTAAGCTTAAGACTAACCGCCAAGCAAATGGGGATGATGAAAGAGTGGATGAATACATCTCTGAAGTCGGTCTTCAAATGGAGCATGATGCTCGTCACGCTGAAATGAGTAAATCAGCTCTTTAAACACACTTTGTGCCTTATCTCCCTACCTTAGGGCGGGGAGTAAGGTTACTGCCTTGGCTATTGGGGTGGCGACCTTACTTCCCGACAGATAAGAAGTAAAAGGTCGAGTCAAAATCAAACGATAACAAAATGTCTAAAACAAAGGAAACACAATATATTTCAAAAGTTTTGAGATTACGATTAGTCAACAAGTCCTCCTACTCTAAAGAGGTGGCAGGGAGAGTTATAGTTGTACAGGGAAGTTCCATCCAATTTGAAGATGGGGTCTATGCAACAGACAATCCGGCAGAAGTTGAATTTTTAGAGGGTCACCCTAACTTTGGTTCAGTCTTTATTAAGGTTAAAAAGAATGCAGAGGAAGAGAAGGTAGAGATAGGCAAGACCCTATCTGATAAAAGGCAAGAAGCAGAAGCTCAAAAAGATGCGGAAGAAAGGAAGGGTAAGAAGTTGGAGGAGGGATCTGGTCTCCCCAAAAAGAGAGGTAAAAAATCAAAGTCGAAGTCAACTAAAAAAGAAAAACCTGCTTTTTAGGGTAGGTTTTTGTCGTAAAAGGTCGAGTTAAACTAATTAAGATTCAAAAGTATGAATAAAATCTTAAATTTCAATGATGCCGTTATCGCATTAGCAAACTATTTCGTAGAAGATTTAGTCCCAGCAATGCATAATGTGACGATGGCAACTAAAGATACGGAGTACTCCCAGCTTTTAGCAACTGGGACAAAAAAGGTCTTGATTAAATTGCGAAGTGGGACAGCTCCACTGAAGTTAGCCTATGTTTCAACTGAATCGGGGACAAATTATGTTACTCTCCCTGTTGGAACGTCTAAATGGCTAGAGGGAGCTTGGTTGAGTGGAATTACTCTTTATTTTCAAAGCCCAACTGCCGCGCAGATCGCGGAGATAGAGGCTTGGTCATAAGAATATGAGAAAAACACTGTTAGTAATTATAATCGGACTTTTATTCACCTCTACTGTGGCTCTCGCTCAGATGGGAGGTGGAATTTCGGTCCCAAACTTCTGGAAGTTAACAGGGACTGATTTAAGCCCAATCGGAGATGACTGGGATCTACTGGTTGGCAGTATATCAATAGGAGGGGTGACCACTGGAAATTTAGATATGGGGGATGACCTCATTCTGAATATTGGTGCTGCTACTACTGATTTTACTACTGGAGGCGGGTTGGATTTAGCAGGAGATTTGAATGTGGTAGGGACATCTTCCTTGGCGGCCACTACTATATCAAGTCTGACAGTTACTGGAGTATTAACAATCCCTGACAATTCAGTAGATGAAGCAGATATAAATTTCTCTACTGCTTGTGCGGCAGGGAATCATTATTATCTTAGTGGTGATGATTTGGCTTGTGAAGCTGATGATGATACTACCTATACAGCAACTGGAACTTTGCTTGATCTTACGGGTACAGCCTTTAGTGTGAATGCAGGGACATTAACTAATACAAAGGGTTGTATCTATACTACTGTGGATGGGTTAGTTTGTAATAGCGATTTCCTTACAGCAACTCTAACAGAAGAAGAGGTTGAGGATTTTGTAGGTGGAATGCTTGGAGGGACAGAAACCTTAATCACAGTCACTTATGTTGATGGAGCAGGGTCTGGAGATGGTACTATCAATTTTGTGGTAGATAATGATCTGGATAATTATAGTAATGCTACATCAGGATTTTATGCTATCGCGAGTGATTCCTATGTACTAAATACGAGTGATACGATGTCTGGTAATTTAACCATAGATGGGCAATTAAGCATTGGGACGACTACTCTCTCGCATCCATTAACAGTTGTAGGAGATGCTTATGCTACAACTTGGTATGGGGATGGTTCTAACTTAACAGGAGTAGGATCTGCTGCTGCTTCTGCTTTAACATTAAGTGCTAAGGCTGCTGAGAATGTAGCCAAAGGACAATGTGTTTATATCTCTGGAGCAACAGGGCAATTCCCACAGGTTTCTTTGTGCGATAATACTAATTCTGCAAAACATGATTATATAGGGATTGCCGCAGAAACAAAGACAAGTGGACAAACAATCCTTGTTAGGGTTTCAGGAGAATTAACAGGAGTAGATACAGATGGGACAGGAACTCCAGGGACTACGGAAACTTGGTCTGATGGTGACACTCTTTATATGACCACAAGCGGAAACTTCTCAAGTACAACCCCAACTTCAGGAACAGTAGAAGAAGTTGCTGTTATATCTTATGCTCATGGGACTGTTGGTAAATTGGTAACTACTAGGCATGATAATCACAGCTTAATTTCAGCTTCAGGGGATGACACTATTGTCCGAATGGGAGATAGTGCTGCCT